TAATTATACTCAAGGTATAGATTTACCAGAACACGTACAAGAAAAGATTTTTAGTAAACAAGTTCGTGGTTCATATGAGTATGAAGAGTTTGTTGGTGATGAAAACTGGAGGATGTATCACCTTGAACCTATACAATATAACCGTGCTATCTTCTATAATGGAAACTATTTTCACTCAGCATATATGCCGAAACACTCATATGTCAATGATATCAGGCACTCTCTAGTACTCATGGGGAATAAATAAAAAATAAAATGACAATACCAGCTCCAAAGAAATTACCTTATGATGTTTGGTTTGATCTTAATCCATTGAAGGGATCAAAATATATACAAGAACCTGTCTACGAATCATGTGACATTTCTATGCACGAGGAAATGTATAAACTCTCTACTAAATCGGGCACAACCATTGGGGGATCTAGACTAAGTAAATTTACTCAATAAGGGAAACTTATAATATTCATTAAGTATTGTAATATTTGTATGGTCTTGACAAGGTAACATTTCTTCATATATAATATTAGTCGGTGAGGATTCCCTCACCATAATGCTCCCGCTAACCAAGACCTATGGGAGGATAAATTACGTCTTTCATATCCAGTAGCGAGGGGTTACTGGAAATAAGTTTCGCATCTACCCTAGGTGCCCTACTTAAAAATCGTCTTACTAATGACAACCTCAAATCTAACACGCAGCAGACAGGGTGGTCTCCTACAGGGATGGCCAGAGTTCTGCGAGTGGGTAACATCTACAAACAACAGACTATATGTTGGTTGGTTCGGTGTACTCATGATCCCATGCTTACTCACAGCAGCAGCATGTTTCATCGTAGCATTCATTGCTGCACCTCCAGTCGATATCGACGGAATCAGAGAACCAGTAGCGGGTTCTTTCTTATATGGTAACAACATCATTTCTGGTGCTGTAGTACCATCTTCAAACGCTATAGGTCTACACTTCTACCCAATCTGGGAAGCAGCAACCGTTGATGAATGGTTGTATAATGGTGGTCCTTATCAGTTGGTAATCTTCCACTTCTTAATCGGAATCTCTGCCTACATGGGTAGACAGTGGGAACTATCATACAGACTAGGAATGAGACCTTGGATATGTGTAGCATATTCAGCACCTGTATCTGCAGCATTTGCAGTGTTCTTAGTATACCCATTTGGTCAGGGTTCATTCTCTGATGGTATGCCTCTAGGAATTTCAGGTACGTTCAACTTCATGTTCGTGTTCCAAGCAGAGCACAACATACTAATGCATCCTTTCCATATGGCAGGAGTAGCAGGTATGTTCGGTGGTAGTCTCTTCAGTGCAATGCACGGTAGCTTAGTTACTTCATCTTTGATCAAGGAAACTACAGAAACAGAGAGTCAAAACTACGGCTATAAGTTCGGACAAGAAGAAGAAACATACAACATAGTAGCAGCACACGGTTACTTTGGTCGTCTTATCTTCCAGTATGCTTCTTTCAACAACTCACGTTCACTACATTTCTTCTTGGCAGTGTTCCCTGTTGTATGCGTATGGTTAACCTCTATGGGTATCTGTACAATGGCATTCAACCTAAACGGATTCAACTTCAACCAGTCAGTTGTAGATGTAAACGGAAAAATCATTCCTACATGGGGTGATGTTCTAAACAGAGCAAACCTAGGTATGGAAGTAATGCATGAAAGAAATGCACACAACTTCCCACTAGACTTGGCATCTGCTGAGACTACAGAAGTTGCTTTAACAGCACCTTCAATAGGTTAATAAATACGATTGAGACCTTTCGTGGAATCTCTACAATCGGAACTTACAGGCACCTTCGGGTGCCTTTCTTATAGGTATAAATAACTATGGAACTACCAAAGATCCCAAGCGATCAATTAACTCCTCAATTAAAAAAGATCGTTGGCAATAAAGATTTAGAGTTTGATTCCATTGTTGACCCAATGGATGTCATAGACATAGATTTTAATTCAGACGAATACAGAGAGAGTAGAATTGATATTGGAAAACAAATACTAACAATACGAAATGAGCGACAGAAAAACAGCAAAAAAATTAATAAAACTAGCGAAGAATAATCCACATCTCTATTCACAATCTGATGTGCTGTACGCTAAACTAATTAAAAAGGCATCCAAGAGTGACAGTTCACAAACTGGCACAGTTGACACAAAAAAGAACGTGTGATATAATAAATACCAACATAACGAAGGACTCGAAAGATCGTAACCCTGCGTAATGCAAAGACCCCCATGTCGGGGTGGTCTAACATCCGCAGGATTTTTTTCTGCGAGACACTCTAAAAAACAAATGAATTTTAAATCAACAATAGCTGCAGTAGCAGCAACTCCTCTTCTAGTATCTGGTGCAGCTTTTGCTGGTCCATATGTTAACTTAGAAGCAACAGGTTCATATCCAGACGGATCATATACATCTGGTGGATTAGAAGCAGTAGTTGGTTACGAGGGAGAAACACCTGGTGGTATCGGTTGGTACGTATCTGGTGGTCCTACAGTAACTCACACAGAAGCAACTGATGAGTTCGGTGACGTTGAGTTAATCGGATACCTTGGTGGATCTTATGATAAGTTCTACGGAGAAATCTCTGGTGTAACTGCAGAAGATGACATTGACTGGTCTGCTAAAGCAGGTGTTAAATTTACTTTCTAAAGCGAAGGTTAAATTTCTAAATAACTGGGTGGACAAGTTCCACCCTTTTTCATTTCAATTCTCATGGCATTAAACGACGCATTAATTGGTGTAGAAGTTAACGATAGGAGATCAGGCATGAACTTTGCAGTCTATAGTAAAGAAGGTTGTCCCTATTGTGATAAAATTAAAGAAGTATTCAAAGGAAAGTCTATTTCATACAGGGAATACATTTTAGATCACCACTTCAGTAGAAGAGCATTCTATGATGAGTTTGGAGATGGTGCTACATTCCCACAAGTATTACTAAATGCAGACAAATTAGGTGGTTGTATTGACACTGTTAAATATCTGAGAGAGAATAATATTATTTGATTACAAATGGCAAAACCATTTCTACCCTCACACTATGAGGAACTATGCGAACTAATTGAGTACGCCATTGATCAAGCTTTCGAGCGTGACAAATTTCCATTTAAGTGTTATAATTATTTGAGACAAATTAAAGCAAGTCCTGAGTTCATACAGAGATTTAAAAACTCTACTACTCTCAAGGGAGTTGCCTTAATGGTTTCTGATCTAGATGCATACCTAGTGGATGGTGATAAACAATGCACCGAAGCATACGGTCATCTAGGAACAAAGAAAGCGGAGAAGATAAGAAACTATCTATTTCGTATTCTAAACGATACAAAGGCATATGAATCAAGGTATTCCTAAGACTGTTGCCGACCTTGCCATGATGGGCAGGGGTGGTAATCAACATACAACTATGGGTACTAGTGGTGAACCTGATAGAAACTATCGGTTCCAAGATATGTTCTTTGAAAATGTATACCATGTCAGATCATTAGCATTATCAACTCTAAAGAAAGAGCATGATAATCCTATCAATGATTCTAACCCTAGGTATCCTGGTATCAGATCTAAAGTAGATCCTGTCTTACAACTAAAGATTAAAACTGAGTTGGAGTTAGGGTTACTACTAGAGATCAATCAATTTGAAGCTTGGTATCATCTGACACCAGGTATTCATGGTGAAGGGTTATATCATAATGATACATTCCAGTTATCTGGAATGATATATCTGAATGATAAAAATCCTATTCCAGATGAGTCTGGAACTTACATCGGTAAAAGATTATACGAATCTAAGATGGGTAAACCTTATGCTGATGCTTGTTCTTCACATGATGAGGAAGTTATCACAGCATTTAATACTATCAAGGAAGAGTATAACCGTACTAACTTTGAGACAGTTCATGTCATTCACAATTATTATAATCGTCTGATAGCATATGAAGGTAGAACACCTCATAGAGCAGGATCTTATTTTGGGACTGACTTTGAAGACTCAAGGTTAACATTGACCTTCTTTTACGATACTAAATAAGAATAACTAAGGAGAGTCCTATGGAAATTGCACTTGTAGTATTAACCGTTATTGGTGCTTTTATTCTTGGTATAACCGTTTCGTGGTTAGCAAAAGGTTACGTTGAAGATTACATCGAGAACGCTGCCTATTCTAAATCAGTCACACATCCTGAGATGTTTGATGAAAACGGTGACATGTTACATGATGACCTAATGTATGTTCGCAGAGAAAATCCGTGGGCAGATTACGAGTCTGATGACGATGATGATTAACTAATTATGGCAACACAACAACTTGAAAATAGTAATCCTAGATTACTAATTACTGAGGTCTTACGTAAGGTCTCTAATGCAAAGACTAAAGCAGAAAAAGTAAAACTACTTAGAGAACATAACTCTAATGCTTTACGTCAAGTTTTAATCTGGAACTTTGATGAGAGTGTAATCTCCATGATTCCCGAAGGCGAAGTTCCTTACACACCTAACGATGCACCTGCAGGGACAGATCATACTCGTTTAGAAACTGAGTACAGAGGTCTCTTTAGATTTGTAAAAGGTGGACAAGATTCTCTTAAGAGAACAAAGAGAGAACAAATGTTCATACAACTCATAGAAGGGTTGTCTGCACAGGAGGCAGAATTAATCTGTCTTGTAAAAGATGGTAAGCTTACATCAAAGTATAAGCGTATCACTAAGGCAGTAATCCAAGAAGCATTTCCACAAATTATCTGGGGTAATCGTTCATGAGTATCACTGTTCTTAAGAAAGACTGCAAGGTGGAAGATGCAAACGATACCACCCTTCCTTATACTGCATACTTAGTAGAGTATAAGAAAGACGGTGAGTCTCATTATGATATTGCTATGTCTTCAAAGGCAGTAGATTTGTTTGATCATTACTATGATGCATTCAAGAAAGACTTTGTGACATTCAAACAGGCAGAAGGTAGAGTCGCACCTAACCTTTGGAAGAACCCTGCAGACCAAGCAAAGAAATCTAAGAAAGGGAGAGGTAGACAATGACAGTGTACTTTAATCCCAAGCAAGAAACTAAGGAAGAAAAAGAAAAAAGAGAAAGTTATGAAGCGGTAGGTAGTATTGCTAACTTCTTTCTTAAACCTCTTATCCTATGGCAGTGTTGGAACTGGGTAATACCTGGTCTCTTTGGACTACCTCCTTTAGGATACCTTAGTTCATTAGCACTCTATGTAATCTCTAGAATTTTATTTGACAGAAATGAAAGTAAGTATCATCAGTAATACACCAGACGCAGAACAACAAATTGGATACATTGCTAGAGTATCTAACCCTAACAATCAAGACAACCCTAAAGTATCAGGACTATTAAAGTATTGTATCAAGCATCAGCATTGGTCAATCTTTGAGCAAGCACACATGACTCTAGAGATAGAGACAACTCGTGCTATTGCTGCACAGATACTGAGACATAGGTCGTTTACTTTCCAAGAGTTTAGTCAACGGTATGCTGATAGTAGCTTACTTGGTGATACTATTCCTTTACCAGACTTAAGAAGACAAGACGTAACTAATCGTCAGAAGTCTATTGATGATCTTGATCCTCATCTAAGACAGAAGTATGAGATCTGGATGCAACATAATTTTGCGGAGACAATGAATGTATATAAACAAATGCTTGAAGATGGTATCGCTAAAGAATGTGCAAGAATGATACTACCTATGGCAGTTCCTACTCGTATCTACATGACAGGAACTATCCGTTCTTGGATGCACTACATAGAACTAAGAACAGGACATGGTACTCAGAAAGAACACATGGAAATAGCAGAAGAATGTAAGAAAATTTTTGTTGAACAGTATCCTATTATCTCGGAGGCAATGGAGTGGTAGAATTTTCAAAAGAATTAAAATTAGGAACTAAGAAGTCACACTCAGCAGCAGAGAACACTAAGTTTGTTGGTGCTTTTCTTCGTGGTGTATTGAATCCAGAAGAGTATCGTAACTTACTTGCTCAGTTTTACTATGTGTATAGCACAATGGAGACTGCTATCAGAGGATCTAATGATGAGAGAGTTAAACAAGTATACTATCCAGAGTTAGAACGTGTAGCATCTTTAGAAAAAGATTTAGAATATTATTATGGTCCTTATTGGAAGGATGAAATCTATATGACTGAAGCATGTAACACATACACTTATAGAATTAAAGAGATTGCTGAACAAGATCCTTATCTACTAATAGCACATCATTATACTAGGTACATTGGAGACCTATCTGGTGGACAGATACTAAAGAA